ATGGCGGTATCGGAGGCCCAGTCATTATTTACACCTAACCTAGAGCCATAGAATTTGTGTATGGCTAGGCGCAAAGAATGACCTACACCGGTTTTCGGCATTACGACCGGCTGCTGACGCGCACAGCAACGCAGGTGCAAGACCCCAACGGCGCTTGGGCTGCACAGGAAGCACATTGGATATTGATTGAAGACCTGCTGGAAGGCACCTACGGAATGCGGCGTAAGCATCGCCGTTACCTGCCGCAGGAACCCCGCGAACAAGACGAGTCCTACGACAACCGTTTGGCCCGTTCAGTTTGCCCGCCGTATTACCAGCGCCTTGAGCGGATGCTGGCCGGCATGTTGACCCGCAAGCCAGTCCGTCTTGACGATGTGCCTGATGTCCTACGCGAACAACTGTTTGATGTAGACCTGCAGGGCAATGACCTGAATATTTTTGTCTACGAGCTGGCCCGAAAAATGGTCCGCTACGGTCACGCCGGTGTTTTAGTTGATTTCCCTTCTGACTCTGGAGACGAACTGCAGAACATCACCGACGCGGCCAGCCTGCGCCCGTACTGGTGTACTTATGTGCCCCGCGATATTTTGGGGTGGCGCTCTGAAGTAACCAACGGCGCTCAACGTCTGACCATGCTGCGCCTGATGGAGCGGGTGGTCGTGCCCGACGGTGAGTTTGGCGAAAAGTACGTTGAGCAGGTTCGTGTCCTGCGTCCGGGCTCCTATCAGATTTTCCGGCAAGACGACACCAAAGGCGCCTTTGTTGAAATTGCTTCCGGCACCACCAGCCTTGATTACATCCCCTTTGCCGTTGCCTACGCAAACCGTGCTGGCCTGCTGGAATCCCGCCCGCCGCTGGAAGACATTGCAGAGCTGAACCTGAAGACCTACCAGATCCAAAGCGATCTGGACAACATGCTGCACATCAGCGCCGTGCCGATGCTGGCGTTGTTTGGCTTCCCCAGTTCCGCCGAGGAAATCAGCGCTGGCCCGTCTGAAGCCCTTGCCCTCCCCGCCGAGGGTCGCGCCGAGTACATCGAACCGGGTGGCAAGAGCTTTGAGGCTCAGTTCCGCCGCCTTGAGCAGATCGCCGCGCAGATCAACGAACTGGGTCTGTCCGCTGTGCTGGGCCAAAAGCTGAGTGCCGAAACTGCCGAGGCCAAGCGGATTGACCGCAGCCAAGGCGACAGCACCATGATGGTCATTGCTCAGCAGGTGCAGGATCTAATCGACAACTGCCTGCGGTATCACGCTGATTACCTTGGCCTGCCGCAATCTGGCAGCAGCTTTGTTAATCGCGACTTCATCGCCGCACGAATGGAGCCCGCCGAAATTCTTGCTCTGCTGCAGACCTACACCGCTGGCGTGATCAGCCAGAAAACGCTGTTGGATCAACTGGCTGAGGGCGAAGTTCTGGGCGATGACTTCGACGTTGAGGAAGAACTGGAGGCAACCCAATCTGGTGGGTTGATTGAAATGGGTGGTCCAGAAAACCTTGGCAGCGAGGATATTACGGGCGAAGAAATGATGCAGGAAGATGACCAAGAACCCGTTGTCCTGCCTGAATAATGACCCAATCAGGCGTTACACCTCGCCTGCTCAATATTGAGCAATTCAAGCGGCGTATTAACCGCAAAGATCCTGTTGCCAATATCTACCGCAACGCCATTGATCTAAACCGCTTCGGCAATGCCGTCGCCAAACAGATTGTCCGCGATTACAACGACATAGTGCTGAGCGCGGTTGATGACTTACGCCGTATCAACTTTGGCCAAGCTACTGCCGGTGCAGGCATTGTTAGCCCCGCCTCGGTTCAAGCCCAACGGCTCCGCGTGATCCTTGCCCAGCTCAAGGAATCCTTGGACGGATGGGCGGGTCGCAGTACAGGATATGTCGCCACTGAACTGCAGGGTTTGGCGGAGCTGCAAAGTGAATTTGTCACCGAACAAATCAGGCTGGCCGTAAGTGGCGGAATTGTTGATCAGCGCGAACTGCTGCCGTCACAGGTCAATGCCTTAGCCCAGATCAATACCGTTGAGGTTGCACCGAACTTTGCCGCCAGCGTTGCATCCATTGACCCCACCGATTTGAACTTCACCCTGCCCGGCACCGGTGGCTTTAACTTGACCGCTGGCCAAGGCGCTGCGATCACGCTGCCCAATGGTGAGGTAGTCGAAAAGGCATTTCGCGGCCTAGCCGAATCACAGGCGCAGAAGTTCAACGCCATTGTCAGGACTGGAATACTTACCGGTGAACCGACCGCGCAAATTGCCAATCGCCTTGTTGGCAACCTTGAATTTGGTGATCTGGCCAAGACCGCACGACAGCAAGCCCTAGCCGGTGGCGAACTGACCCGAATGGCTGACCATCAGGTTCTGACCGTCGTTCGCACGAGCGTTCAACAGGTTGCTAATGCCGCCAGTGAACAGGTCTACCGAGCAAACGACGATATAACCAAAAAGTACAGGTACGTTGCCACATTGGATAGCCGGACCTCAGCAATTTGCCGGAGCCTTGATGGCAAGGAATACGTTTACGGCAAGGGGCCCGTTCCGCCTGTTCATTTCAACTGCCGGTCAACAACAATCCCGATCATTGATTACAAAGGCTTGGGCATTCCGCCGCCGGATTGGGGTACAGGTCCGTCGGTTCGCGCCAGTGCTGATGGTCCGGTGAAAGGAAGCCTTACTTACGGGCAATGGCTCAAGCAACAGCCTGCGGCTTACCAAGATGAAGTTTTGGGTAAAAATCGTGCTGCTTATTTCACCAAGCTGTCCAACAAATATGGTCCGCAGGACGCCTTGGCGCGAATGGTGCGGGAAGATGGCAGCGAAGTTACCCTGAAACAACTGCAGCAACGATATGGATCTGCCGATAATTAGGCGCTACCTAGACGGTCGCGTTCAATCTGATTGGGTTGAAGTTGCCTACGGCGAAGCGGTCATTGAAGCCAGACTGCAAAAGTTGGACGACGACAGCATTGGCTGGGTGGATAAGTCCGGCCTAAAGTTGGATCACTTGCCGTTGTCCCATGGCCAAGAAACCGACCAAAGCCGAAAAGAAGATCGGCAAGGTGATGAGCGAGTACAAGGCCGGAACACTGAAAAGCGGCAAACAAGGTCCCGGCAAAGGTCCGGTCGTCAAAAGCCGTAAACAGGCCATCGCCATTGCACTGAGCGAAGCCGGCAAGGCACGTAAACCCAAAGGTAAAAAGTGATGGCTATTGGCATTGGCTCCCGCGTTAGCTGGGTTTATCAAGGCACCACGACCTATGGCGTCGTCACGGGCAAGGCTGGGCGTCGTGCCAGCATCACCGGCCCATCTGGCGGCACCGTCACCCGTGTTGGCACCGACGAAGACCCCGTGTTGCGGATTGAATCGGAATCAACCGGTAATCCGGTGTTGAAGAAACGGTCAGAATTAAAAGAAGCGCCGAAACGGAAATGAACGGCAGAATCTGGGAAGGCAGTTGCACTTACCTCAAGTGTGCTGACGGCATGATTGAAGGCCGGTTTATTTTCCCGACGCCCAACAACCCAGAAATCCTCGGCGCATTGATGGGCAGGCTGGCCGAGGGCGTTGAGGTAATCACCTGCACGGATGATGAAGAAGATGGCGATTGAATACCGAGGCGAAAAGTTCGACGGCTACAACAAGCCGAAGCGCACGCCAAGCCACCCGACCAAATCTCATGCGGTTTTGGCGAAAGAGGGTGAAAAAATCCGTTTAATCAGGTTCGGTCAACAGGGCGTGTCAGGCTCACCAGCGCAAAAAGGAGAGTCAGCAGCAGACAAGGCCAGAAGGGCATCATTCAAGGCACGCCATGCGGCCAACATCGCCAAAGGCAAAATGTCAGCGGCTTACTGGGCTGACAAGGAAAAATGGTGATCTACCGACCTTCATCGCGGTGGATTCGATCCTTTAGCTCTGAGACGTAACGGCGCAGGTCATTGGCCGCGTCAACATGCCACCGCTCCCCAGTCTCCAGATACCGCTGGGTGTGTAGGTCAATCGCCTTGAGCAGCCAATAAATCACTGGGCACCAAGGCTCACGAACTGGCGTGTTCCATTCCCGCCGTGACATGACGTGCCTTTTGGCTGGCTTACCTATACACTTTGGCGGTAAACCCTACGGGTCACAATGTCTGACGAACAACTGCAGGAAGCTACGCCCACTGCAAGCGCTGATGAATTTGAAGCCCTCAAGCGCAGCATTGAAGGTTTAGAGCGTAAAAACTTTGAACTGATCGGCAAGCTCAAGGAACAAAAGGAAAAGACCGTCGCTATTCCTGATGGTGTTGACGTTAAAGAACTACTGGAGTTCAAGCGTCAAAAGGAACAGGAGGAACTTGAATCAAAGGGTAAGTACGACGAAGCTCTGAAGCAGTACGCCCAACAGTTCCAAGTACGCGAAGAGGATTACAAAAAGCGGATTGCAGAGCTTGAATCAAAGCTCACCGTCAATCAACTTGATAATCGCGTTGTTGCCATCCTTGCCGAACAGGGCGCTCACAACCCGCACGATGCCCTTCGTCTGGTCCGCGATCAACTGAAGCTGGACGAAAGCGGTAACCCCGTGGCTGTTGATGGCTACAACGAGGTGCCCATGGATCAATGGGTTGAACGCCTGAAGGCTGAGCGCGGTTACCTGTTCAGGGCTCCGAATGTCAAGGGTTCTGGCGCTCCCGTTGGCACCAAGCCCGTGTCGTCTGATGTTCCGGCAGGCACCAAAAACCCGTTCACGCGGGAATATTTCAACCTCACCGAGCAATCGCGGCTTTACCGAACTGACCGTGATTTGTACGAACGCTTGAAGGCAGCGGCAAACAATGCTTAATATGTAACTGCTAGACGCGATTGGTTACGCCACTCCGTCATTGGGTTACGCCCGCAACCAACAAATTCCCTGAGGATTCATCATGGCGACCCTTCGCTCTGATGTCATCATCCCCGAGATTTTTACTCCGTATGTGATCGAGCAATCGACTCAGCGGAACCAGTTTCTTGCCAGCGGCGTTGTGCAGCCCATGGCGGAACTGAATGCAACCGAGGGTGGTGACTTTGTTAACGTGCCTTTCTGGAAGGCCAACCTGTCCGGCGATCTGGAAGTCCTTACCGACTCCACCAGCCTGACCCCCGGCAAGATCAGTGCTGACAAGCAAGTTGGCGTGATCCTGCACCGTGGTCGTGCCTTTGAGGCCCGCGATCTGGCTGCTCTGGCTGCCGGTTCTGACCCCATGGCCGCCATTGGCGCCAAAGTTGGTGAGTACGTTGCTAACCAGCAGCAGGCTGACCTCTACAAGTGTCTGGAAGGTGTGTTCGGTAGCCTGACCGGCTCTGACTCCCCTGCCTTTGACGCTTTGCGTTTTGACACCAGCGGCGCAACTGCTCTCGGTCCCCGTCAGGTGGCTAAGGCCCGCGCAATTCTGGGCGATCAAGGCGACAAGCTGACCGCTGTGGCCATGCACTCGGCTTGCTACTACGACCTCGTGGAGCGCAAGGCGATTGACTACGTGACCAACACGGAAGCCCGTCTGAGCACCCCCGCTACCGGCGCTAGCACCATCAACGCCATTGGCGGTTCTGTGGCTGCTGCGTACGGCGACGTGAGCGTTCCGACCTACATGGGTCTGCGCGTGATCGTGTCCGACGACATCAGCAACAGCGCCGGCAACTACGCCTGCTATTTCTTCACTGCTGGCGCTATCGCCTCCGGTGAGCAGGCTGCCATGCGGACTGAAACCGACCGCGACATCCTCGCCAAGTCGGATGCCATGTCGCTGGACATGCACTACATCTACCACCCTGTTGGTGCTAAGTGGGGAGTGACTACCACGAACCCCACCCGTGCTCAGCTCGCCACCGTTGGCAACTGGAGCAAGGTGTACGAAACCAAGAACATTGGAATCGTGCGTGCCACCATCACCTCCAACTTTGATTGATAGGAGGAACTAACCATGGCCCAACCTTCCCAGTTTGAACTGTCAACTGAGCAGTACATCGTTGCTACTCATTACATCGCCTCTTCGGTGGCTGATGTGCAGTTTTTCACCGCTCCGGTGAAGTGCGAAGTGGTCAGCATCCGTGAGGTGCACGCCACCGCTGGTTCTGATGGCTCTGATGTGACCGGCACGATTCGTCGTTGCCAAGGCACCGAAGCCGCTACCGCTGGCGATGACCTGCTCGGCACCACCAAAATCAACCTCAAGGGCACTGCTCTTACTGAGCAGAAGTTCGATGCGGCTGATTCGGGTGAACTGACCAGCACCACTGCCAACCTCACCCTTGAGGCCGGCGACCGCCTGTCGCTTGACGTGACCGGCACTACCACCGCTCTGGCCGGCGTGATCCTGAGCGTTCTGCTCAAGCGCGTCTGATGGGTATGTTCGCCTTCCGGCGACTGCGTGAAATGGAGGCTCTGGCTTCGGCTGGGGCCTCTTTTCCTATTGCAGAGCCCACGCCTAAACTTGAAGTAACAGAAGAACTGCCGCTGTCTACCGATGGCAATAACAATCGACGCAACGGTGGGCGGCGCAAACGCCAACTCCTACCTGACGCTGGCAGCAGCGGAACTGATCATTGAAGGCTTTGTTCAGGACGACGACGTGACGGCTTGGGCTACAGCTACGACGGATCAAAAAAACCGTGCGCTGTATACGGCAACCCAACGTCTTGACCGTGAACGGTTCCTTGGCGCTCGGGCTACTGATACCCAAGCCCTGCAATGGCCACGTACAGGCGTTCGCAAGCCTGACACCTATATCAACACTTACGCCGTCGGTTTCCCGTTCCGTATTACCACGGACTATTACACGGACACGGAAATTCCCGATCAGATCAAAAAAGCCCAGTGCGTGCTGGCCACCTATCTGAACAACAACAAAGATGGGATGGGGTTGAGCGGCATGGAGGATTACAAGTCCGTCACCATTGGCAGCCTGAGCGTGGTTAATGCTGGTGCCAGTGCATCGGCAACCGGTGCTGATCGCCTCCCGCCAATCTATGAAAGGTATTTGACTGGACTTAGAATCAGTGGACCGGGCAACTTTGCCATTCGCCGTAGCTGACCATGGCCGACAACGACGCTTACAACATTGGCTTTGAGTACATCAGCGACACTGCGGCCCATACCGGTCGGTTCTGGAAGCTGTATGCCGTGGCCGACGCCGTGATCAGCACTGCCACGATTCAAAATGCCAGCGGCAATACCTTTAGCTCCGTTCCTTTGGGCAAGGGTGATCAGATCGAGGGCGTGTTTACGAGCGTGACGCTAGCTAGCGGCAAAGTCATCGCCTACAAAATCTGATGTACTACGTCCTTCCTGGTGGCGGCGATGCTACCGCTAGCGGTGGTTTTAATATCCCGTCGCATGACTATGTTGTGAACACTTACGATGGCGCCAATAATCTTCTGACGGCAACCTATAAGCGTGGCGGCTCTAGCGGTAAGGTGGTGGCAACACTCACGATGACTTACGACGGAAACAATAATCTTTTGACCGTAACTCGGAGCTGAGCAATGGCTTTTAAGCTCAATCCGTTTACCAGTCAGCTTGATACCGTACGCAATCAGATGCTGTGGGGGTCGTTTTATGACACCACGGATCAGGTCGCAGTGGCGGCAAATACTGATTATTCCATCGGCATCAATACAACAGATCCAGACAGCCGTGGGATCAGCATTGCCTCTGGTTCGCGGATTACCTTTTCTCGCGCTGGTATTTACAGCATCACTTATTCAGCTCAATTTACAAATTCAGACTCCCAAATTCACGACATTAACGTTTGGCTGCGTAAAAACGACAGCGGCTCTAGCGGCAACGTAACGGCATCTGATAGTAAATTCAGCATTATTGCAAGCCACGGCGGCGTTGATGGCAACGTAATTGGCTGCGTGAATTATGTGCTTAAGCTTGCCGCTAACGATTATCTTGAATTGATTTGGTCAACAACTAACGTAGCGGCCAGCCTCCAATCTTTGCCCGCTGCCACTTCAGGCCCCGCTCATCCCTCCGTGCCTTGCATTATTGTCACGGCTGTTCAGGTCGCCTAATCTTTTTCCATGGCACTTGCAACCTCACTACGGAAAGTTGCCAGTAATCTGGTCAGGCAATTCGGCGGCACAGTCATATACAGACAAGTCTCAGCGGCTGCTTACAACACAACTTCTT